TTTTAAATTAATTAATTTAACATATGTTTCGATGTAATAAGGTGATGTTAACATAAGCGCGGTGTGTAAATTATGATATTCCATTGCATAATCAACATATAACCACGCTTGATTATGATAATAGCCACTATATGACAATTCAGCCGTTAGCGTGCATAAAATAAATGCTATGACGAATATCTTGACATTTAAACCACCATTATCTTTCAACAATATAATTATATGACTAAAAGGCAGTAAATTATTGTCATTATCTAATAGTAAAGAATACATATATATGATGGTAAAATATATACATTAAATCTTTATATACAATAATATGAGCGTGAAGCGCGTATATATACTAATTATATACAATATTATGCCATAATTAAGCATTTTATATACTTATTAAGCATTAAACAGCATTATATTATTAATTAAAAATTTTTAATTAATAATATAATGCTGTTTAATGCTTAATTATGGGCTTCGCCCCACTATATAGGTTAAATATGACTTAAACAAATAATATATAATACATATATACAGCATATATTATATATAATGACAGATCGTAGTATTTTTGATATAGAATACATATCGGGTATTAATGAGTGTAAGATATATACATGGGTTAATAGTGCTTTAATGGACATAACAACCACATCTAACTCATGTTTTGATGCCCAAGATATCAAAATAAATCACGTTGACAATAAAACCAACATTTTGATTGCTGGAATGATAATAATAACGGCATATTTAGCCTACAAACGATGATTTTTTAGGTGTAAATGAGACGATTCTTTTGATTTCTAGAACACTTTCTATTAAATTGTATATATCTTTTCTTATTTGATCCAACGATGCCTTAATTTCAGTAATTTCATCATCAATACATATACATTCTTCTGGTTCTAGCTCGTCTTCTACGTCATCATAAACTTCTTCATCGGTTGGCCATACAATAATATCTGTTTCTGGGTCTAGTTCTGGTAATGAATCTGTTTCTGCGTCGGATTCTGGCTTTACTTCTCTTTGACGTTTGTTGTTTTTTCTTGTCATTTTGTATTTTATTATTATTATTGTATATATACATTATATTTATATTGTTTAATTTTAATTAATGAATATATTATTTAAAGATGTAATGATATAAATATGTAATAATAGGGGTAATATACGGACGTTATAGCCTACTATTCATATATAGTATATTTATTAAATATATCATTCTGCAATACTATATAAAAGAAAAATAATTACCTAACGGTAATAACAGAGTAATTACCTATCGGTAATAACAGAGTAATTACCTGCTGTGCAACGATATATGTAAATATATAATGGTTTTTTATAAACCATTATATATATATATAATTTTATACATTAACTACCTTCTTTTTACGGGGTGCTCTTTTTTTCTTTGGCGGAACTTCTACGGTCTCAATATATTCGTCATCTATTTGTTCGGGTTTTGATTCTGGTTCTGGTTCAGGTATTTGTTCTGGTTCGGGTTGATTTAATACTGCTTCTTGAAATTCTGCAAATTCATTATCAATTGCTTCGGGTGTATTTTGTGCTAATACTTCAATTTGGTTTATTAATTCTTGTCCTGCTTGTTTCTTTTTTTGATAGTATTCTCTTGCTTTCGCTCGTTTATATTGTAAAAAGTTAGGGTCTGAATCTTTTCGATATTGGTAATATTTTTTACGTTGTTCATTTACCTTATCTTTATTATTTGCTCTATATTTCTGTGTAGCTCTTTTCTGTGCTTCGGTATATGAAGAGTATTTTACTATAATGTTATCTGACATATATTTATTGGGATATATATAAATATTGTTAATTGTTTATATATTTTTTTATTGAATTATTTATTTTTTAGTGTTCATAATATTTATACCTACTGGAATTTTAAAAGCATCTATTCCGCCTTTCTCGTCTTCATTTGTTATTTTGTCTATTGGTGCAATAACTTCGATCTCTCTACGCATACTCGGGTCTGAACTTCTAAAGAAATGTTTAAGGACATACTCATTCTTTTTGAAGTCAACGCTTTTATTTAAATCATCAAATAGACTCAAGAAGTCATTTACGTCTGTATATAAATCATTTGATCTATATTTTGATGAATTAATAAAGTGTCCTAGGGCTAAACAATAATAACCACAAGCATTATTCATAAGACTTTGTATATCAACTTCGGTATATGGTAATCCGTTTTGTTTAGTAGTTTCCTTTACAACTCGTTTAATATTCTCGGGAGGAGGCGCTCCGTATGGGTCAAAATATATTGATTCAATTTTACCGTTCGGGTATTTATTGCATTGTAAATATGTCCAATGTGTTCCATCGTTTTGATTTCCATTTTCATCAACACTATCTTCTATATTAATGATATATGCTTTATTATATTCTAATGGTGTTTCAAGTTCATCTTTAAATACTACGTCTTCTAATGGTATAGACATACGTTTAGATAGATCTTTAATTTGATAATCGGTTAATGACATATTGTATTTTTATAATAATATATATCAACAATAAATATTTATATTAAATTTTGTAATTAATTTATTTAAGCAAATATACCGCGACCAGAATGTCCGGCATAAAGACCCTTAGCCGACATACCATTTCCATGTATTTGATATTGTGGAGGTAAGAAAAAACGCATATGGAAATTAGCGCCTAATGGTTGGGATTCAAGAGCGGGAGAACTATAAACGGGCTGTGATTGTAACATACCTGCTCCTCTACCAATACTTCCATGTTCCATACGACTATGATGAAAACCCATTCCTACATTTAAAGGACCACCTGCATTTAACGAAGCAGGACGGGAAGCATGATAACGGGATTTAACAGAATCAGATATCATACTAGCACTTGATGCGTTCGCTAATGCTTTATCAACACCAGCGCGACTTAGTTTTGAACTCATAGCATGTGGAACTGAAGAAACAATACCAGATCTAATACCTTTACCACTCTTATGTCCTTTGTCAATAAATCTATCTCCATGAATAGCTAATTCATCCGACGTTTCTTCAAATAGAGGGGCGTATTCTGGGTAACGTTCACTCATTGCCTCTTGACCCTTTTTTAAAGCTTCTCTCATTGCTGCTTTCACGTATGGTTTAGCTATTCTTCCAACTTCATGTATTGTTTTTGTGCCTTTAGTTCCGATCTTACGTTTTAACATACGATCAAATTTTTTGCCAAAAATAGAACCTCCAGATATTGGTGTATCTTCCATTTCATGATGTTCTTCAATAGCTGGTGTATAAATTTCTGGGTTTTCGTTGGCTTCGAGTTCTTCTGGTGATAATGATAATTCGATGCCTTTGTTTTTAGAGAATGCGCGAGTGGCTAAGCTATATGTTTCAGGATGGACAATAAGATTAAAACCTGTTCCTCTCTTTACTCTAACAGATCGACCATTACGCAACTTTGATAGTTGAGCAGGCGATGCTTCAATTTTTAAAACACGATGCATAATTGTAATAATATTTAAGATATATGATTACGGTTTATATTATTTAATTATCATTATACGATGTTAATAATTAAATAAATAGTAAAATATGTTTATTAATGATTGCTTAGACGCGTGCCCCAGTTAATATATCAATTGAGACCTCATTACCGTATTCAACGAAGCAATAATAATCAACTGCTTTACTAGAAAGATTTTGACCCAATAATTGAATTGATTTAGGGACAGATTGCTCGACGGGCAACATTCTTTCAACATTGACATAGTAATAGCAATATTCCATATCAAAACGTTGGCGATCAATTAAACCAGAAGTAATACCATCGGTTAATGCGCCGTTAACTGCATTTTGTCCGTATAGTTGGTTATTAAATTGTTCGAAATTGTAACGTTGAGTATTATAGATAGCATTTTGACCCGATACTTGGATATTAAAGTTAGTAATCCAACACAAAGGAGATGTTGGACCAGTTCCAGCAGGATCGAAAGGTGATTGAAATACAGAAGTCCCTGAGAAGAAACCAGAATTTGGCGAGTTATTAATAAAAGTAACTGCGTTTTGAACTGCAGTTCCTCCTGGGTTATAAAATGGAAGAACAAGAACAGATTTAACATTAGCAATACCATTAGTAAGAAGTTGAGTAAACGGGGCATTACTTTGATTAGTAACTTGATATTGATATACGTCGGTGTATTTAATAGATTTAACGGGAGATGATAAATAAGCTTGTTCGAATACAGGGTTAAATGTATATGCAGGAACATATAAATAAATTGATCTTGATAATATACCTTCTGATACGTTACTATTTGCACTAGTTGTTGGTTGATCTAAACAACGCGACCCGACAGAAATATTAATTCTGTAACTATTTGATACATCTGTTGTAAGATCACCGCCATCGCCGAATAATCCAACAGATCCATTATTGGCTAACCCGGATGCAACCATAAGAGGATTTACACCGCCAAGTGAATTAAATGCACCAGCACAGGATAATGCAACATTTACACCGTTTGTTCTAATAGTTCTAATATCGGATGTAGTATTATTTAAATTCATTGTCATTTTCATAAATACACCCTTGAGTAATGGACACATATTAAAGAAACTATGAATGTGTTTAAGATATACGGTTGCTACAATAGCATATTGTAAACATCCCATAGCCGCCGGAGTAGAACTTGTTACCACTGGTCCGTTAAATTTTTTAAAAATATAAGATTTCCAACAAGTAGTTAGTGCACTAGTTCCGTTATGCAATAAGCTACCATACGTAGTTGTATCACCAGCAGTCCCAGAGTTAACAAGGCCGTCAGTATCGAAGTTAATAAGCTGTTGTCTTTCTAGAAAACCATGATTACCTCCTTGTGATTTGAATCTATTATTTATACCTGATACGGTTGTTATTGAGTCAAAATTGGTATTATTAGAAACACCGTTACCCGATAAAGAAACATTATTACCAGGAGGGCAAAATGACCAAGATAAAGCATCATCGGGATAAAAACCAATAGTAGCTCCTTGAGTATTAATATCATCTAATGATAGTGATGTCATTAATTTAAATGAGTTCCACATATTAATATATGGGGTTTGTTGAATAATTGTTGTTCCGTTATAGTCAAGTGTAAATGAGTGAATAATTTGACCAAACCAATTTTTAAGACCAACACAATAATCTGCTGATGTTGCCGCAGTATTTGGGCTAAATGTTGATGTTGGTTCAGTTCCTCCGACAGTTGTAGAAGTTTGAGCCACTGTTATAAGAAAAGGAATTGAAAAATATGATTCACGATATGACATATATTTATTACTGTTAGATAACTGAGACGTATCAATAACAGATTGATTATTGTTATAGTTTTGGTTTTGATTATCAAGAATATTAAGCCAGTCTTTGCGTATAAAGACATTAGGTGATCCTTCAACTTCTTGAGCTAGGTCGAAAACTAGTTTATCTGACATATTATAATTATAATGTATTATTGTATATCGTATACTTTTAAATAGAATTTACAATATACTAAAAAAATTAATCGTTTATTTGATTACCACTGGTAATTACCTATCGGTAATAACAGTGTAATAACAATTTTAAACTGACATTACTATCTTTTTTTTCTTAGGTAGCTCTGATGCTGCTTTTTTCTCAATGTTTAGATTTGATAGTTTCTTGCCTAGTCTATCGGCTAACCCTTTACCAGAAGTTGAACGAGTATAAGGATTAATGCCAGTTGTTGCGATATAATCATCCATATCTGTATACGAAGAACCAGCCCCGGGCCCACCAGAACGTAAAAGAACAGAACCATTACCCGATCCTTTCATTACAGATTTGTGACTATGTAATTTGACATTACTAAACGGTAACGCCACAGTTGATACTTTACGACTCATAATGTTAAATAATTTATATAGTATCGTTAATGTTTATATTTTATTATAAGTCGCCTTTCAATTTTTCTTTTATGTTTATATTACGGTATTTTAATAGATTCTTCATTAAGTTATCTATACAAACAATCTTTTGATTTATAATACGTTCTTTATTACACTCCTTATCGTTCTTGAGTTGTAACATTAATGATGATCTTGTATTATTGAATTCATCATATAAATTGTTAATATACATTTCGTTGTCTAAATTATTCATTTGTATTATTCGGATAATATATATAATACAGTTTTATTTTTATATTATTATTTTTTTACTTTGACCCCAAAAACGACTCATCTTTATCACGAATTGTTAAAAGAATAGTCATATTTGGATCATTAATAATTAAAGGTTGTAGATTTGTTCCTAAAAATGTTAAACGTAATTCATTATATGTCCCGTCGATCATTTTGTTCCACATAAAATTTGGTGGCGTTACATATATTTGCTCTCCGATAATGACATTTGGGTTGAGAGAATATATGATACTAGAAGGCTGAGAATATGGATTATTAATATTAGTCACAGAAAAAAGGACATTATTATTTGGTTGAACTTGTGGTGCAATATTTGATAAGTATGATAATGTGCCCGCTCCGTCCTTAGCAACAAAGTTATTA